TGACGCTGCGTATACGGCTCTTTTTGTTTGTATAAGCGTATGATAAAAATAAGCAGTGTATCTCCTTTGATATTTGACGTTGAAAGCATTGGCTTTGAACATTCGATTGATTATGTTCAGAAGTTTGCAAGGGAGGATATGCCTATTACCGTACAAATCGTAGATGATCCAAACAAGACATTTTCTATGTCTCTTATTGATTTGTACAATGGAACTCTATATCCTATATCTCCTCAAAAATATGTGATTAACGATTATAATACGCTGTATGAATTTACGATAAACCCTTCTAACAACGGGACATATCAGGCCAAGATAACAGATGAGTCAGAAAAAATATCTGTTAGTTTGCCTTTCTGTGTGCATGGCGCATTATCTTCCCCATTCACAATGCAGATAGAATACACAAATGAAAATAATCTACAAGCATTTGGGGCCGTATTTGATGTCTCAGGGAAAAAGCGCGTATTTAAAACTCGTGTAGAAGGAGGTTTTAAATCCGACGGTAGGCAATTGGCTGTTGAAAGTGAACAATTTAGAACTCAAAAGCAAGAACCTATCAATCTATATTCCGTCCCTTATGAAAAAAGGACACTTACTATTGGCGATAATGAAGGTGTTCCTTTTGAGGTAGCCCGGCTTTTAAATAATATCTTCTGTTTGTCTTCGGTAAAGATTGACGGTGTTACTTATACCAGAAGTGAATCGAGCATACCGGAACAACAGGTTATTGCCGAGAGATATCCCCAGTTCAATTATACTTTAACGGTGGAATGCTCCGAGAATGTTTCTTACAATGGTTTTACCGAATATCCAGATGGAACTGGTATTGTTGGAGAAGTCAGTTTAAACGTTTCTAATGCTAAAGACGGTCAAGTTTTAGTCTTTAACGGAAACGAAGGAAGTTTTGTTAACCAATCACATCTTGATTCATTATGAGTATAAAGAAGTTAACAAAGCGAATATGGTACGGATCAGATACCACAGTAGATAGTGAAGGGAAAACTGTTGCTGTTGCTCCCCCTATTGCCACCAATGACGGTTCTGAGGATTGGGATTTGAATGGTCTTGTAAGAGGTGAATTATATCTCAATGATAATAAAGATGATCCTGCTTTGTTTTGTTTGGGTAGTGATAATTTACCCAAGCGAATAGGAGGTGGTACGGCTTCAGGAGGTGGAGGAATTGTAAATGTAGATGTAGACGTAAAAGAAGGAAGAGGCATTGATGTAAAAAAAGATTTGATTGGCGAAACTGTTATTTTCACGGTTTCGCATGAAGATACATCTTCAGCAGTTTCAACATCTAATTTTGACGATTTATTTGTCCAAAATATCGGTGTTGATGATTTTGGACATGTAACATCTGTAGAAAGTGCAAGGCTGGCGACTTATCTTGATGAGCGATATCTTCGCAAAGATATCGACGATACCGCCCACGGGAATATCCTTTTTGACAAGAAGATCGGCTCTTCCATTTTCATAGATGGCTGGGAAGGTAAAGGCTGGGAGATCCAGAGTACGGGTGCTGCCATGTTGGACTCGCTTCGTGTGAGGAGTGATATCTATGTAGGGGGTAATACCGGATCGCCGACTTTTGCATCCGGCTTTACCGGTTGGGGATGGCAGATAGATACACCGACGGCCACCGGGGAGATGGATAACCTCTTTATTCGTAAAACATTCACGGCTTACGAGATAGTTTATTCCCAGATTTACGGTTTAGGAGGCAGTCAGATTGTTTCGGACATCAACAAAATAGCCAGAGTAGAAGTGATGTCTGACCGTTATCGCTGCTATATGGACGATATGGATGGTCTTATGCTTATGAACCTGCGTAAGGGTGACGGTGTCAGAATACAGACACGGACGGGAACGACCAGTATCAAGTATCTTTTCGGACGTTGTATCGGTGTGGACAGTGACTATTTTGATATAGCTATTCCTCTGATAGAAGGGACAGGACAACCGGAAGCCGGAGATTTTGCCCTTCGTTGGGGTAACAATGAAGATACGGACCGGCAAGGGTTGATCTATCTGACAACGGCCGATAGCGGTGCACCTTTTATCGATGTATATGATGGTATTACTGATGCCAGCACCGAAGGCAAGTTGAAAGCCCGTATTGGACACCTGACAGGAATCAGGACACAGAGAGGCGATCAGTTGTCTGGTTATGGGGCTTATTTGAACGGGATATACGTTGAAAACTCGACATTCATTCTTCAAAACGGAGATACCATTGAGCAGACCTTTATTGCCATGAACGGCAAGTTTGAAAGCCTTATTGATGGCATCCGTAACGACATATCCGCAGAAGGTGGTAACATCCTTGTAAACTCTTCTTTCAGCCAGAATACAAACTATTGGACAGCTGCAAATAACGTTCATTTTATCAACGTAGGTGGAGAATATCTTTGGCTGGACGGTAGCTTCTATGTAGAAAAGGATCAAGTTGCCGATATTTATAATGACAACGGTCAAAACGTTCTGCGAATAAGGAACACGTATATCCTTCAGCAGAATGCTATAATGAATATCCCGGATCACACGGAAGAAGAGGAAAAAACGTATTCTTTCTCTTTGTTCTATAAGGTGCTCCGTCCCGGTTCTTGCGGTTTCGGTATTCCGGGAACCGAGTTGTATCACGAAGAACAGCTACCGGAAAGCGACAGCTATCAAAAGCTGTCTAAGGTCGGGAAATGGAACAGGAAAGGTGATTTTGAACTGAGATTCACTGGTGAGATACTTATTTATGGTGTAGGGCTGTTTTCTGATGAGATTGCGGATGCTATTGTCAAGTTGCAGACACAGATCGACCAAACAGACGAATACATCAAGCTGTTGGCGACAAAAGATTATGTAGATAGTGAGACGGGAGAAATCTATGTCCACTTTGACAGTCAGTTGCAGATTACCGCAGAACAGATGTCCGGTATATCTACGAAGGTGGATAATATCAACAATACGATAGAAAGTGCCGGGTGGATCACGCAGGCGGATGGTGTTACTTTGTTTGCAAAGAAGGAAATGGAAAGCGGAAAGGCTATCGTCAATGCGATCAATGTCGGGACAGATGGTATCTTGATTCAGGCAAACAGAATCAATCTTGTTGGGGCTGTTACATTTTCCATGTTTGACTATTCTTTGCAGTCAACAATCAATGGAAAGGCAAATTCATCTTCTTTGGGAAGTTTGGCTTATGAGGATTATATCACCGATTCCGACTTGTCATATTCTTTAGCTCAGACTATTGCAAACAAAGTTAGTTCAAGTGCTTTAAAGAATTTCGCTCTTAATGGTGGACCAGATATTACCAAAGGTGATTTAGCAAATGCTTTGCAAACAGAGATAAACAATAAGCTGACGGGATCAGCAACGACAAGTGGAAATAAACTTGCCAATGTTATTATTAATGGTCAGACCTTAATAGCTGGTGGATATATTCAAAGTGATTTGCTTTATGTTGATGAAATTTATGCAAACAAGGGGACGATAGGTGCATTTTCTATCGGGGATTATCGATTGACAAATACAGATGGACATGCTGGAATAGATATAAATTATAGCGTCAACCAATATGCGAGATTGAATGAAAGCGCCGGAGCCACAATGGTGAGTGCAAGAAATGATAAAGGGCAAGCAGCATCGTTTCAGGCTTACGGTTCTGGCAGTACTGCTCTATATGTGATAGGTAATACAGGTAGTATGGCAATAAAAGGATCAGGACCTATTTCTATTTATCAGCGTGATGGTGAAACATGGAATATGCCTGGCCTGCTCGCTATTTATTATTTTACTGGACTTGATGGTGTCCCCTATATGTCATATAGATGGGGGAACGGAGCTTCTATAACATCTATAAGAAAAACAGGAACAGGTACTTATGTGTTTACAACAGCTACTGGGGGTTCTGCTGTATATCCCGTTGTTGTAAATGTAGCTTCAGATCAACCTGTGCATTTTTATATCAAGGATATGTCTGCTTCGGGTTTTACTGTAAAATCATATTCTTTAGCCGACAATGAATTTTCTGCAAGAAATGCAAAAGAAGCATATATATTATTATTCGGAAGAAATAGAAATCTATAATATTTGAATAAATTAAAACAAATTGTAATGAAAGTAAATTTTAACGTATCTTTTAAGAACTATCAAGGTAAAGAAGTTGAAAATCCGAAGACTGGCGAAATCCAATCTTTGAAAGACCTTATTTGTGCACAACTTTTTTCTTCCGGTGAAAACCTGTCTGCCGAAGAAAAGTATGAGGCATACAAGTTAATGGTGCGTATAAGCCCGTCAAATGAAGCAATTGAGATTGAAGACAAAGATTCAGTCTTGATAAAAAGAGTCTGTGAAAAAGCTTTGACGGTTGGAGCTTATGGGCAAGTTGTTGAACTTTTAAAAGGCGAATAGTATGGAATTGACCAACGACACGAGAAACCGATCCGGTTACGCAGAGGTTTCAGGTGTAAAATTAAATTACACCATAGTTCAGGAAACCGGGAAGCCGGTAGAGTCGGTTAGAGCCGATGTCCTTAAAAATGACTTAAGGATTGGAACCGTAAAGATTGAAAAAGACGGTCGTATGTACATCTCTTTGGATAAAGCAGGTATTACCGAACCTTTGGATCAGATTGCTATCATTTCACAGGCAATAAACGATTCCGCGCAAGTATTTAATGAATCAGTAACAGATTAACACCTATGGCAGCAGGAGATATCATATTATCAGACGGGACAACGATCACGCCGGAAGACTTGCAGAAGATTGTGGCAGCGGTGGAGGATTTGATTGCGTCTACGGCGAAAGATCCGGGGCAGTACGAAGAGGTCAGTTCACTTACCGGTGTGTCCTCTCTTCCCGCCTTTCAAGTATTGGGTAGTACATACAAGCTTGTACGGGTGGCTCTGTCTGTCTTGAAGGGCGTAGACGGACGTGAAGTCTCTTTACAGGTAAATCGAGATAAAACCTATATCCAATGGCGTTATACAGACGGTAATTGGCAGAATCTTGTTGCTTTGTCCGATCTGAAAGGTACTGCCGGTGATACTCCTGTTTTCCGTACCGGTAGCACAGGCATTGAATGGAAGTACACCAGTGAAGAAGATACAGCTTATCGTGTACTTGTCCCTTACGATGATTTGAAGTTGAAGTTTTCCGATCTGACATCGGAACAGAAAGACGAGCTGAAATTGCATTTTTCTGATTTGACGGAAGAAGATAAGGCAGAATTGAAGGGTGAAAAGGGTGATATTGGTCCGCAAGGTCTTAGAGGAGAACAAGGGATTCAAGGAGAAACAGGCCCACAGGGACCTATTGGCGAAACTGGTCCGCAAGGCCCTATTGGGCCTAAAGGCGAGCAGGGAGTAAAAGGCGATAAAGGAGATACGGGAAGTGGTTTTAAGGTACTTGGATATTTTAGCACGCAGGAAGAATTAGAGTCTGCAATAGTTTCCCCACAAGCTGGTGATGCTTATGGAGTTGGTACAGGTGCTCCGTACGACATTTATATTTATGATGCAATCAATTCTGTGTGGAAAAACAATGGTCCGCTTCAAGGTGCTCAGGGTCCAAAAGGTGACAAAGGTGATACCGGTCCTCAAGGACCTCAAGGTGAAAGAGGCGATATAGGTCCTCAAGGTTTACAGGGTATTCAAGGCGATCCTGGTCCTCAAGGTCCTACGGGAGAACAGGGCCCAAAAGGCGATAAAGGAGATCGAGGTCCAGAAGGTCCGCAAGGCCCAGCAGGAGAAGATGCGGCTATTACGGTAGATGCTCCAAAGGACGGAAAAACCTACGGGCGTAACAATGGGGCGTGGTCGGAGATAGTGGCGAGCAATCAGTACCTTGACTTGACAACTTTATTCCCAAATGAAAGCGGTACATTATCAGATGAAGATTATCAAAAAATAGTTGATGCGTGGGAGAATAGGGTATCTTTAGCACGGGTCTATAGTTCATATGTTCCTATGGTGATCGAAAAAAATGAAGGAGACTATAACATAGCGATAAATATGACTATGTATGACCCTTTTGGGGTGTCAGTAAGTGTAGTGACTACCTCGATTGATACAGATAAAACATATACGAGAGCTGCGACCTATTTGCCACTTTATAATAACGGTACCGGTACAAAATACCTCTCCGACAACGGTGAATACCTCACTCCCCCTATCGCTACCCTCACCACTGCGGGGTATATGTCGGCGGAGGACAAGAAGAGGGTGGATGATATAGTAAACTTCGGCACAGGGAGTAATACTGTCACCACTCTTGTGAATATACCGACAAGCAAGAGGCTGGTTAAGGCTACCCTATCCTCCGCTTCAAACCTGTCGATAAATGAGTCTGCAAGGGCATTGAATGTAGGCGAAGAGATATACCTTGATTGTAATCCTACCGCTTCTTTTACGCAGCCTATCCCCACTACTGGCAGTTTTAGATCAATGTCCGGTAGTTCTATTACCACTACTTCCGGCGTGCCTTTCGAGATGTCCATTTTGAAGATCGCTACGAGTGGTGTCATGTATTCAATAACCGTTAAAGAGAAGGATTGATATGTTGAGAAGAAGGACGATAGGAAGTAAGAAGTTAGTATTCTTTCAGAAGCGATTTTTCCCGGCTGGGAATTACACATGGATTGTCCCACCGGGATGCACGGAGGTTGATGTGTTTCTTGTCGGAGCTGGCGGAGGTAGTTCTTTTGTTTCTAATTGGGGGCCTTGGGGTGGTGGTGGAGGCGGATATACTAAGACATTCCGCGGCAAAGGATATATTCAACCTGCT